CGTTGAACACGGCGAAGGGCGCGGCCTGGTAGCCGACCAGCGCCAGCGCCGGCCAGGTGCCCGCGGCCACCGTGCGGTAGATGCGGACCCCGGTGATTTCGGCTGAGTCGATGCGCAGCGCGGCCAGATTGATGTTCACCGACTGGTTGACCACGGCGATCTCGAAGGCGGCGACCTCTTCGCCGTCGATGGGGAAAGCCTCGCCTTCCTCGTCCTCGTTGATGTTGTAGGGCACGATGCGGTAGACGTAGGCCCCGTTAAGGTTGCCTGCGCCCCCGACCGCCAAAGCGACGTTCTGCCGGAAGGGCCGCAGCACCGCGGGCAGCCAGTTGGCCGTCGCCGGGTTGTACTTGCGCATCTCTTCGAGCCCGTTGGTCAGAACCGACCGGCCGCGGAGTTCGGCGTGGTTCACTATGAGCCCGTCGTACTGGAAGTTACCTATGACCGGCACTTGCGTACCTCCTTACGGCTCGATCGTCGCTATGGACACGATGATGCCCGCACCGATGTTGCCGCGGAGCACGAAGTTCGGGAGCGCGCCGCTGAACCAGACCCCGGTGCCGACACCGGCGAACCATCCGTCCGATCGTCTGTGGAAGGCGAAGGCCTGGCCGGCGAAGTTGAAACCGTCGGCCCAGGTGAGCCCGCGGTCCAGGCTCTGGCGCGGCACGGCCACGCCGTTCCGGTCGGTGAGTGCCTGCAGCCCGCTCGCTCCCATGCTGATGAGCGCCAATGCCCCGGGGATGGTGTCCCGCAGCTGCCAGGTCATGCCCAGGTCGTCGGAAGTGCGAATCTCCCAGCTGACGCCCGGGGCCGCGTCGTCGCAGCCCACGACCAAGCGGTTGCCGTTCAGGGCGCCCGGCCGAGGCACGGCCGCGCTGTCGCCGAAGCCCCCGTTGTTTGCGCCCCAGGCCGTGCCGTTGTTGTTGCTGATGTGAGTATGGAAGGCCAGGCCAGGCCCCATCTGATGAATGGCCGCTACCACTCCTGCCCCGAGATGTACCAACTGCGGGACGAAGGCGCTGGCCGCGTCCACAATCGCCACGGTCCAACTCGCGGCATCGTCGTCGGAATAGGCGCAGGCCGTCTGGTTGGCCAGATTCACAATGGGCACCAGGATTCGCCCGGCATTGCCCACAATAGCCTGAAGGTGCTGGCCGCCATTCGCCGGTATTTGGCTAAGAAGCGCGAAGTTGGCACCGCCGTCCTGCGACAGGTAAACGTCCACGGTGTTGCCCAGGGCATTGCGGCGGAAGGCCAGGATGTCAAGGCCGTTGGCTAGGATGTAGTTGGTGTTGCCCGCCGGGATGCCTACGGAGGCCGCGAATGTTTGCGCGCCGTCAACGGAGTAGCTGACGTTCCCGGTTGCGACTACTACCACCTCGCGAGTGTCGATGAGCACTTGCGCCGTGTCGGTCTTGCCTTCATTGTCTGTGACGGTCAAGGATGCCGTGTAGATGTCCCGGCCGACGTAGATGTGGTCTGGGTTCGGGTCGGTCTCAATGGGCGAACCGTCGCCGAAATTCCACTGGTATGTGATGCTTCCGCCGTCCGGGTCGTAGCTGCCGGCGGAAGAGAATTGTACGTGGAGCGGGGCAAACCCCGACAGGGGCACGCCGTTGATGACCGAGAGAGGCGGGAAACCTTTGTCCCAAAAACCATCCCCGGCGTAGCCGCCGCTCCCGACCGGACCACCGTAGCCCGGTGAAACCTCCTCGGTGTGCTCAAAGACCTCCTGGTCGTCCCCAGTCCAGCCGGAACAGACCAGTATCTTGCCGTAGTCGCAGATGCGCTGGACGTCGATGATGGCAGTCACCCCGCCGGGATAGCGCCGGTGATTGGCGTGGCGCAGTCCCGGCCGCGAGTCCAGCTGGCCCTGCTTGTAGAGCTGGCAGTTCTGCGCGATGCGCGCGCCACCGATGTCGTCCGGGACGATGACCAGTCCCGGGAAGTCGGGCTGGCGAATCTCGGTGAACTCTTCGCGCTTACTCACACTCGTAGTCGCCCTCTTCGTCCACTGCCGTTCCGCCCACGATGAGCACCTTCCCCAGGACCCGGGTGACCATAACTATGGGGGCCGACATGGAGACCTCCAGCCAGCGCCGATAGCCCGGCCGGGAGTTCAGGCTGCCCTGCGCCCCGAACCAGACGTTCTGCGCTATCACGCCGGCCCCCGGGGGCATCCGCGTCGGGCTGGAACTGAGCGCCAGCCCGGCGTTCTTGAATCGTTCGAGGTTCTCCATCACCACCTTACCGGAATGGCTCGCTGCCACTGCAGCCCGCGGTTTTCCGCCCGGCGGAGCTCCGTTTGGCTGCGGAAGCGCAGCAGGAAGTCGGAGTCACGCTTGGCGATGTCCTCGCGGCGCATCTGCTGGAACATGCGGTCGAACTCCATCGTCGCGTGCTCCAGCAGGGTGCGCGCGTCGGAGTAGGCCGCCCCGCGCTTCAGGCCGCCGAAGACCAGGATCTCGTTGTACTCCGGCGGCAGGAGCGGCAGGTCGGTCATTTCCACCATCGGGATGGCCTTGGCGTAGTACGGCATCTCGATGAAGTACTCGTCGTTGGGGATGGGCGTGATTGCGATGACCGGGCCGCCCCAGTCACCGATGCCCAGCACCTCGTAGTTGTACGGGTAGGAGGTGGAAAGCTTGTCGCCAGGGTCCAGCCGGCGCATGTCCTTCCAGCCCTGCTTGACCAGGATGCGCCCGTTGTCCTTGTCCGTCAACCCGCCGGGCATCTTGACGAAGGGCGGCAATTCGTAGCAGCGCACTCCCGCCCGCGTGGTGAAGTAGGTGATTCGGAACCCCCAGGTCCACGGGTGGTTCATGCGGTAGACTTCCTGGTGCGCGCGGTTGATGAACTTGCCGAGGACCGTGCTGTTGAACTGGCTGTTGCCGTGGCGGTCCAGGCGGTAGGCGGTCTCGTAGATGAGGTCCCCGAAGTTGTCCAGCAGCGGCACGGCCTGCGGGTTGCGGATGACCGCCGAGCGCAGCACCATGCCGTAGAACTCGCCCATGGTGACCGTCTCGGTGCCGTCCGAGTCGGCGATGTCGAAGCCGATGTACTGGCCCTCCGGACGCTCCGGCTGCTGGTCGAGGTAGGTGCAGACCGGCGCGATCTGGTCGTCCAGGTAGACCTGGACCAGCGCCCCCAGGTCCGGTCCGGACTCGCTGAAGGACAGCGAGCGGTCGGCGTCAGTCACCTTGACGATGAGCTTGTGCGCCCGGGAGACGTCCAGGGTCACGGTGGTCGTGGCCCGCGGTGCCGGGGTAGGGTCGCTGGTCAGAAGGCTGAAGATGCGGACCACGCCCATGCCGTCCACGGTTGCCAGGTAGGTCCGGTGAATGTAGTCCGGGCTGGCCGGCGTCCACTCCGCGCGCACCATGAGGCCGACGCGAGCGGTGGCCTTGGCCGCGGTCAGGCGGAAGCTGCACTCCGCCTTGTGCTCCAGGCTGTCCATCGTGTCGTTGGTGAGGTAGACGAGGTTCGTCACCCCCGCCGAAAGCCCGATTGCGTTGTCCTGGACCCAGGTAGGCCCGCTGAACTCGCGCCAGAGGTTGCTGGGCAGAACCGCCGGGCCGTCGTCGTAGCGGAACAGATCGGTAAAGACCTTCATCGGCTCTTTCTCCTGGTGCGCGGGTCAATGCCGAGTTCGAGGCAGCGCTTCTCCAGGTGTGCCGGGTCGCGCGCGGCGTCCGGACCATCGTTGATGAACACCTCTTCGTAGACTGCCGCCGGGATGCTGCAGCGCAAGCGGTGCTTGCGATCCTTGCTCCAGCCGTACTTGTCGTGGAGGTTCTTCATCTTGTCGCGATGGGCCTGGACCAGGATCTGCTCGGCGTGCTCGCCGGTGACCCTGTCTATGCGCACCCGCTTGCGTTCCACCGAGCCGTCCCGGCGCTGGTGAGTGATCGTGTAGGCCATGGATGCCTCCTACGAAAAGGGGCGGCCAGCGCTGGGCCAGCCGCCCCCTCCCGGTCAGCTTTCCTCCGTTGCCTAGGCGGCGATCACTACCTCGGCAGGTTGGTGGCCGGTGCGATTACCGGGTTGGCACTGGTGTCGCACGGGTGGCACCAGAGAACGTCGTCGGTGCAGAGGCCGAGGATCACGCCGATTGCCGCCATTGCCCGCGCCTCGAGCGTCAGGCAGTGCTCCATGCCGAACTTGTCGCTGTTCGACACCTTGGCGAGCGCCTCCACCCTGGCCGGGTAGGCGAACGCCAGCGCCATGTACTGCTCGTCGAGGGCCAACAGCGCGTCGGTCGGCATGTCGAGGTGGATCTGGATCGCCAGAGTGCCGAAGTCCGACTCGTAGATGTCGATGCTGTTGACCAGCTTCTGCTCCGCGACCGTGATGTTCCGGGTCTGGCCGGCGAAGTAGAAGCTCGAGATCAGGCGCTTGAGCGTGGAGTTGACGTAGATCACGTTCGGCTCCGCGCCCTTGTGGTACATGATCTGGAGCAGGTTGTCGATCAGGTACGGGGACAGGTCCTCGCACGGGCTTCCCGTGTAGTCCAGAACGGTCCCCTGGACGAGCTCATCGAGGCAGTCGTAGGTCGTCTCGTCCCACTGGGCGATGGACAGAACCCCGTCCATCGTGCGGCAGCCGCTCGGGGAGGCGCAGACCCCGTCTGCCTGCGGCGCGACCTGGGTGGTGACCCCGCGGACCGAGTGGATCAGAGCGAACTCGGTGTCCAGGGCCAGGTCCTTCATGCGCCTGTCGACCTGGTAGGCGTACTCGTCCGCGTACCCGATGGTGTTCAGCGCCCTCTGCAACCAGGAGACGTCTCCGGTCTCGCGCAGGATGTGCAGCTGGTTGCCCACCCTGCAGGGGCAGTGAAGCTCCTGGAAGTCGAAGTCGCTCGACTCCCGGGCACACTGCACCACCGGATTGTCCGGGTCGCTGGAGCGGTTGTGCCAGTCCACCTGCCACTCGTGGACGACCGCTCGGGCCACGGTCTTTCTCCAGCCGGACAGGAAGGGAGTCCTGGTGGGGCTGATGTTCACCATGACGTCCAGGACGTCCTCGCGGATGTTGTCCGGACAGTCGAAGCTGGACTTGATGAAACAGTTCTCGATGAAAGGCATGGTGTCTACTCCCTGGTGTCGTTCAGGTCAGGAACGCTTCACATTCCCGGATGGTTCCTGTTCCTGAGTCGTGTCTTGATGGCCTCGCGCCTCGCCTGGTCCGCGCCCCACTTGTCGCCCCTCTCGCGCAGCTCCTGGGAGCGCTCGAGATGCTGGCGGACGCTGACCTGGTTCGGGGAGGGTTGAGGCTGCTGGGCCGCGCTCGCGCGAGCACTGACGCCCGACGGAATGTGCGCTCCGGCGGGTTGGCCTGGTGCAGCAGGGGTCGTGGGCGCCTGGGCCGAGCTCAGGTCGCGAGGGTTGGCCACGGCTTTCAGAACCTGTGACGGAAGCATCTCGGGGTACTTCTTGGCCATCTCGTCGAAGGCCTTGCGGTGTTTGTTGACCGCTTCCTGAGAGTAGGCTTCCGCCGCGACCCGCCGCTTCTCGGCCAGCGCCACCTCGTCGACCTTCTTGAGAGTGGGCGCCACCACGTTGCGGTTGAGGTCTCTGGTCAGGTCCTGAAGCTGCAGCCCCGTCGCGGCCATCATGGCTTCGGCCGTTTTCAGGATCGCCTCTCCCTGACTCATCCCGTCCAACTCTGCCGCGGAGGGCAGTTTCGTCTTTTCCTGGGCGGCGGCCAGGAGGTTGCGCATCTCCTGGTCCCGCTGCTCGGCCTCTTCCCGAAGCCGCTGAACCTCGGCGTCCCGCTCGCGCATCTGGCGCTCGTACTCCTCCCGCACCTCGTCAAGGTCGGGCGCCGGAGGCGCTGCCGGCTCGGCCGGCGCCGCAGGGGCGGGAGCAGGAGGCTGACCGTCCTGGACCGGTGCGGACGGTGGGACCGGCAGGTTGGGCTCCGGGGAAGCCGCGGATGGCGCGGGCATCGGAGGCTGACCAACCGGCTGTATGCCTGGCTGATCCGTCTGCTGATTGCCCATGCGCTCCTTGATTTTCGCAACGCGCTCGGCCTGACTCATTGCCATCATCTTCTCCTTAACCCAGAATGGGGGATTTCGTAACACTTGTCAAGAGTGTTTCCTGCTCGTTACGCTTTTTGTCCCGAAATAGACCGTAATAGCTCTTCCAGCTTCAGGACCTGTTCCGCTGCCGTAACGAGGTCTTTGAAGATGCCGGTCCAGATGCGGGCGTAGACCTGGCCTTCCAGGCGCTCGGCATCCGTTTTGGCCTTGAAGAGCAGGTATTTGATGGACTTGGCGTGCTCCTCGCGGACGTACTCCAGGAAGGCGGGGGTCTGGCCCACGGCCGCTAACTCCCTGAGCGTCCGTATCTTGGCCTCGATGTCCTGGCGTTTGAGTTGGCTGTCCTTGGGCTCCATCTTCGGGATGGTGCGAACCGGGCCGGCTTTCGCCAGGTCGGCCAGGCTGACCTGGAGTGGCGTGCGATTGAATGCCATGTGGACCTCCTATGTGCCCTGCTGGGTCATCCTTTGCTCTTCGGCCAGCGGCCGGCCCTCCAGGACACCTTCGAGGGCGGCACCGGCTGCTCCGGGCTCCGGAATGCCCATCGGGCCGCCTTCCGCGCCCATGGCCGCGCCTTCCATGGCCTCGGGCGAGGGCAGCTGGGCCATTTCCTCTTCCTGGAGCCGGAAGAGCTGTTCGTGATTCATGTAGTGGGCGTTGAGAATCGCCCGGATTTCGGGCGACAGCTTCCTGAAGGCCTCCGTCTGCATGAAGGCCACCATGTCCCGAATGTGGGCGGCGTGGTTGTCGTCCTCATGGACGTCGACGATCACGCCCTTGAGCATGACCAGGATTTCCTCGCGTTGCGGCACGCGCCACCTCTCCACTTCCTCCGGCCAGATCTTGTCGGCGTCCTGGTAGCCGAACTGGTTGATGTAGGAGATCTTCAGCATGGAGCGGAAGGGCTCCATGGCGGCCGCCTCGCCCAGCGCGGCGACGGTATTCATGAAGGTCATCATCATCTGCCCGCGCAGGCCCAGGAACTCGATCTGCTGCGGCAGGAGCGCCTCCACGCGGGCGATGCCCGCCAGTTCCTTGGGGGTGACCTTGTAGCGGAAGTACTGGCCGGCGTTGCCGGTGTAGGTGACCGTCCGCTCTTCCTCCAGGAACTGCTGGTTGTTGTAGAGGCACATATCGACGAAGGGCTGCATGATGTTCTCGTTCGCCCGGATGATGACCGGGCGCAGCCGGATGTTCGCCGCGCGCTGCTTGCCGCTGAACTCCGTGGCGGTCTGCTCGCCGCCCTCGGTCCCGGCGACCCAGTTGCGGGGTGCGCCCACGGTCTCGTCGATGTCCCGGCGGATGTCCTCCTTGTTCTCCCGGCCCACCCGGCTGGTGTCCGGAAGGACAAAGGGTTGCAGCTGCTTGGGGTCGCCCATACGGAGGACGCGCCCGGGAATGGCCGTGAACTGGTCGTCGGGGATATTGGTCCCGTCGCCCGCCTTGACCATGGGGTTGACCGAGAGCGCGGTGCCGGCGTTCATGTTGTTCTGGTTGTCGTTGAGGTCCATGCACAGGCGAACGATCATCTCGATGACGCCGATGCCGTACAGCTCGTTCTCCACCGGGTCCCACGGCGCGGTGAGATACGGCCGGCAGCCGTGCCAGAGGTTGCGCTTGGAGATGTGGACCACGTGCTCGTCGTTCAGGATAATGACGTGGTACTCCACGCGCGCGCCGGTCTCGTCCGGGTCCAGCAGGCCCCACCAGTCCAGCACCTTGATGTCGTTCTCCGCGGTCTTCTCGATCTGGTCGGCGCCGGAGGCCTGGTCCTGGATGTCCTTGCCGGCCAGCTGCACGGGCCTGGGCCGCACTCCGAGCGCGTTTATCTGCTCCTCGGTGATGCCCTGGTAAACCGTGCCGCCACCGCGGATGTTGGTCTTGAGCAAGTCGATGCACTCTTCCTTGGTCGACCCGCCGTAGTCGGCGCAGAACGGGGCATCCTGACAGCTATCGAAGCGCCAGTCACAGATGAAGTCATGGATGTTGAGCGGCCTCAGTTCGGTGCGGTCCCGGTTGAGGGTCTGCTCGTCGGTCCGTGTCCGCTCCTCGGAGCCGACCAGCTGCCCGTCCTCGTTGTACTTCTCGCGGTCTTCCACCTGCCTGACGGTGACCTCTCTGCGGCCCATCCGCCAGGGAACCTTGGCTATCATGGTGCCGTACTTGGCCCCGTTCTGCACCATTCGGTAGACTCTGTCCGAGAGCTTGCCGTCCTTGAACTGCTCCTGCATGAGCCGCTTGGCGCCCACCGGTTCGACGGACTTTTCCCGCTGCGGTTCCAGCCGGAACCAGTTGGCGTCGGGCATGAGCGCCAGGGCCACGCGCGGCGCGGTGACCCCGACCATCTTGTAGGGCTCCGGGATGGCCGTGCTGATGCTGACGTCGTAGTACCGGCTGATGGGGTCGCCACGCCAGATGCGGTCCATGACGATCCACTTCGCCTCGAGGTGCGCACGCGCCCGCAGGACGCGCTGGACCGAGTCCATGACGTAGTCCTTGACCCGCGTGTCGCGCTGCTCGTCCTGGCCCGCGATGTTGTTCTGGAGATTCTCTACGGTTGTTTCAGCCATGGTGACTTCTCCTTCGGCAACACTTCATCGAGCGGCCCTTCTATGGGCGACTCGTTTACCACCCTCACGCCGTGATCCGCCAGGATGTCGTGCAGCGCCCCGTAGCTCTGCACCACCCTCCTGATGTGGCTCGGCTTGTGGCGGATCCTCTGGCCCCGGTGCTTGTTCACTCCGTAGAAGTGACTCTTGGCGAGGTCGAATCGGAGGTCGATTCCCAGCAGGCGGATTTCCGTAAACCCCATCAACGCTGCTGCCTCGAGAGCATAGGTGCCCGTATTTCCGGTTCTGACCAGCCTTCCATGCTTCCACGAGAGCTCGCATCCGAGATATGGCAGCCTCGGCTTTGGCATGAACGGCTCCCCGACCCAGAACGTCCATACGTCAAGTCCCCGCATCTTTTCTTCGGCCTCGACGGCGAGCCCGTGCAAGGTCAGCAGCCCGGGCTTTGCGGAGTGCAGCCTGGTTTCTTCCTCTGCGAGAACTATCAAGTCCGCGATGAGCAACCATGTCGGGACGAATGTTCTGAGAAGCCGGT